CCAATCCTCGAGTGCAGTCGTACAGGCCGCTGTGACGTCGGCGCCTACGAGATTCGCGTCGTGATAGATGGCCGCGGTGATATCGAGCGAGTGCGTCGCCGGAAACTTCGTGGCCACACGCGAAGTGGTGTTTGGCCACGGGTCTGACCAGTCACTGTCGGTCTGAAAAGCCCGCTGCGAGAATGCCAGCTGAATGGCCTCCATCGTCGACGTGCCGAGGAGCGCCGCCGCAGCGGCGACGTAGACGTCGATCGTTCCGGGGCCGCGCGGGTTGGCGTCATGGACCTTTACTTTCGCAGCGCCCGCAGCTCGAGCGATGGCCTCGTACGACTCGGCAACCAGCTCGACGGTAAGGCTCGACCACTTCGTTGAGTTGCGCAGCCTCAACGAGGCATCGCTCTCTGGGTCCGCGCCTGCCGTCGTGTACCACGGGCTGCCAGGGTTCGAGACGGTGACGCCAGCCAGCGGCGTGAGCAGCTTCGTGACCGTGTTCGCGCCGACGTTGCCGGCGGCTCCGCTCTTGACGGCTCGCCATGTGAGCACGAGCGTGGCCGGCGTCGCTGCCGATCCGGCAGACAGCGTGCCGCCGGTGGTGTTGCGAAACTGGACGCCTTCTGGCGTGGAGGCGATGAGCTGCCCGACGACGATGGTATACGGCACGCTGCCCACGTTCGTGAGCGTCATCGGACCGACCGTGGCGACGGCTTCGACGGCCGTATTGTCGAAGCGCGAACGCGAGTATTCCTTCAGCGCGACGCCCTTCGAGTAGGCGTTGATGCCGAACTCGGCCAGCAGCTTCGTGCCCTCCGACAGGTCGGCTGCGCACGTCGCCATGAGGTAAAGCAGCGTCTTCTCGATCGTGCCATCGGCCCATGACGTGGTGTCGAAGCCGAGCGGGATAAGCACGCTTTCGGTGAGCCACGTGAGCGCCTGCGCGCGCGTGAGAGGCTTGCGCAGCGACTCGAGCGAGAGCATCAGGCTGACTCCTTGAAGAACTCGACGTTGTCGAGAAGCGCTGCGATGGTGATGTCAGATGCCGAGATGGCGAGTTCGAACGGCCCATCGGCGTCGACGCACTGGATGTCCACAGAGAGCGTTCCGTTGGCCAGCGTCGCCGTGCAGCGCGCGTCCTCGACTTCCTCTTCGTAGAGGATTTGCTCGGTCATGCGATGCTCAACGACGCTCATGGGCACAGCCGAGCCGATGAGCTCGGCCAAGTCGTAGCCGTAGGTAGGCGCATAGAAGAGACCGCCGCGCGGCGTCGTGAGACGGCGAAGGATGCGGTGTGCCAGCGCCGTGCGGCCTGACACCTTGGTCAACGCATAGTCGACTGACGTGATGCCGCCGATGCACGTGCCGAGTTCGTACTGACGGCTTGTCAGTCGGAATGGGTATACGGCGTCTGCGCCCATGGTGGCCCCTCAGGTGGCGGCGAATACAGCTTCGAGGGCCGCGATGGCCCCCGCGTCGTTCGCTGCGAGGATGACGCCTGCGATGTTTTCCGATGGCCCAGCGCCGCCTGGAAGGCCGGCGGAAAGGTGGCCGGACATCTCGGGTCCGAGTTGGTCGGCGCGACCAAAATATGCGTAGTAGTGGATTCCGGGCGACCCGAGCAGGTTCCCGAAGCTCAGGCTGAGCGCCAGATTCGCGTTCAGCGTGGCCATCGTGGCCTGCAAGTCGGCGATGAGCGAAAGCGTGGCGCTCACGTCCGGTAGCGGCGCCGCGAGAAGCGTCTGCAGCGCCGCCAGCATGGCCTGCACGGAGGCGATGAGGTCTGCCAAGGAAGGTGGCGGCGCGACGCTGATGGCCAGCGCACCGTCGAGGCGCGCCTGAAGGTCGGGCAAGGCCAGGCCGACCGATGCCGCCAGCGCGGCGTTCGCCTGATTCGCTAGCGGAATCGCCTGCCCTAGCGTCAGGCTGCCACCGTATACAACTGCCACATCCACCTACCCGCTTGCCGGCTGTACCAGGCAGGCTCATGATTCCCGGCATGCGCCGGCTCATCGCTCTCGTCGTGCTCAGCTCGTCCACCGCACTCGCGGATCCGCCTATGTGGTCCAGCGAGGTTTCCGAGCAGACCTGCGCGGCTTCTTACGACGAGCGCCTTGCTGATGCGCGCGCATCGATCGAGAAGCGCTGGGAGTACGCCTTAGAGCGCGCCGCCTACATGACAACGCTTCAGTGGTTCGAAGACCACTGCCGATTCCTGGAGTGGGAGGAAATCGTGGGGCGCAAGCTGGACGATCCCAACTCATTCGTCTGCGACACCAAGAATGGCCGCCCGAAGAATCTCGACGCGGCAACCATCCGATACTTCCAGCACAACGGAGAGATGGGCGCACGACTGCTGATGAAATGGGGCCAGTCCAACGCTCTCTGCGACAAGCACGATGTAGCCGGTGGGCGTCAGAGTCTCGTGATTCCGCCGTCGAGCGCCTCGTCAGTGCTGGAGCAGCGCGCAACCATGCTGGCCGAAATCGACATCGTTTGCTGGCGAGTCGCTTCCGAGAAGTGCGCCGCGATGCTGGCCAAGGTGGCTAGCTGGCGCGCTACGCCTTCACCCTCGGCGCCCCTCCAATCGGCTGCGCGTACACCTTCGTCGCCAGCGTCACCGTCCCGGTGACCGGCGTGGGCGGAACAGTCACCGGCGATGCTGGCAGCGGAGGCGTCTGCACGCCTGCCGCCACGCCAGACACGGCGGTAGGCGTCCCCATCGGCAACAGCACGTCGATGACGTCACCCTTGCGGGCCACACGCGCGATGCCGCCGGCCAAGCGTACCGTGGCGCTGTCCTGAGCGTACTCCCAGGCCACGATGGTCGGCTTGCGCGGGTCGCCGTCACGGAAGCCCAGGAGGCACCTGCAGCCGGGCTCTGGTGCCAGCTGAGTCGCCGGGTCGATCGTGGCCATGGGGACGCCCTGGAGGCCACTGCCGCGCATCTCCGCGTCGTCTGGGAGCACATCGACAAGGCCATCGGCGCCGACGCGTTCCACTACGGCGGGCCACACGCGCTCGAACCGGAAGTCACCAGTCACCCGACGCGCCAGCCGAGCGATATCGTCCAGGACGGTCACGCCCGCACCCGATCGGCGCCTTCCTGGATGATGCCAGGACCCGGCGTCGTGATGGTCAGCGTCCCGACGAACGGCTGCCCGGCCAGCGTACCCGTGAACGGCACCGACGCGGGCCAGTAGACCGCCACCGGGTCACCCTGGCGCGCGATGGGGGCGGATCCGCCGTTGAACGAGAGTTCTTCGATGTCGCCTGAGCGCCAGAGGCTCGCGAATGGCTTGCTCGGGTCGCCGCTGACGAACTGGAGCAGCACGCGCGCGCCAGCGACCACCCTGACCGTCACGCCAGGCAGACCGTGGTAGATCGGGACCCCCTGCAGCCCCGTGCCGCGCACGCGCTCGTCGTCTGGCATCAGGTCGAGCGTACCGTCGTCAGCCTGACGCAGCACCTCGGCTTCGAAGGTGCGCAAGTAGAGGCGGTCACGAGTGACGTACTCGATGACCCGCTCGATGGCGGCGAGTGGGTCCATCAGATTTCCTCGCCTGCTTCCCGAAGCGCCCAGCGCACCGCGATGGCCGTCCTGGTTTGCAGCATGATCAGCGCGCCGATGCCGCCAGGCGAGCCGTCAGTGGCATCGGCAGATGCGGACACCGCAAGCACGCACCCGTCGATGACGGCGCGATGCGTGTCGTAGTCGGTCGCTTGGGCTCGCACGCTCACCGTGGGCGGGTCCAAGGAAGTCACGCCAGCAGCCCTTTCGTCGGCCGTTGTGTCTCTGGTTGGTTCCAGGCCGTCGATTTCGACGATGGCCTCGATGTCGCCAGTATCGTCGTCCACCGTAACTTGGACGCGGGGGCCCCAGTTCGGATTGACTGTTGCCGTCGCCATGGGCGCCTCACGTCTCGAGCGAGTAGGTGGCCCGGAGCGGCTCGTTTCGCGTCACGGTGTAGACGATGCGGCCCACACGGTCGCCGTTCTTGAGCTGCATGCCAGGCATGATGTCGAGCGTCTCGGGCGCGATGAGCACGCGTTCTGCCGACAAATCGCGGTCCAACTCGGTGTATTCGAACTCGGGCGCCACTGGCCACGAGTCGATGCCCATCCACACGCTGCCCGAAGGCATCACGCGCCACTTGGCGCCGAGGATGTCGGCCAGCGACCAGATGGCCTGCTTTCCGCTGCCGGCGCTGCGCGTCCAGTAGGGCAGTGCCGTGGTCATCGCTGAGCGCGTTGACGTGGCCTCGTAGACCTCGCCTGACGACGCCAGAATCTCCTCGAACACCGTGCGCGCTGTCGCGTTGCGGTAGGAGCGCGCATCGATGTCGCCGACGAGACCGCCTGTTCCGCCAACGACTTCGACCCTGCAGAGGCCAGCCACGACGCCGGTGCGCAGAACCGTTCCCGTCAGCGACTGCGCGGCGCCTTCCTGCTCGATCACAAGCTCGCCGTCGACCTCGTCTTCGGAGTCCAGATCAAGCGACGCGACCCAGAGGCCCGAGACCGGCAACGCGAGCTGCATGGCGATGACCGGCGCGCCGTTCGCGGTGAGCATGCTCATCCGAAACCGCTGCCTTGAACCTGGTCAGCCGATGTGAAGTTCTCTTCGTACGCGTTCTGCGACATCGGCAGCTCGTTCAATGCGTCGATGAGCGGGTCGATGGGCTGATGCGGCTTTGGCGCTGCCTTCGGTTTCTTGACTGGCTTGGGCGCGGGCACCCACTCGATGGCCTTGATGCGGATGCGCAGCCAGCCGCCCGTCGTCGGCATCGGCGAGCTGACGCTGTCGACGAGAATGATGTTGATGCCCCAGAGGCGAGCGTTCGGATGGTCGATGGTGATCGGGTCCATCACGGCATTCGGACCGCGCGGCCTGAGCAACGGCAGATACCGCTCGAACGCCGGCATGTCTTCAGGCAACAGCGTCAGCTCGATGTCCAGCTTGGCCGGTGGAGCGCCCGTGTCGCGGACCGTGGCGCGCCGGCCTCCT